CGTCCTGCTCGATGGCCGACGCGCCCTTGAGGTCCTTCATCGTGATCCTGCGCTGCTGTTGTGCCGCCATCCGGTTCGGATGGCAGATGAGCACGATGGCGACGTTCTCCTGGACGCCGAGCAGGGCGAGCGACCGAACCGTCTCCTCAATGTCCCGGCGTTCGTCCTGGGCGTCGGGGTCGGACACGAACCCGAGGTGGTCAACCACGATGACGCGCGTGTCGAGACGTCGCACGGCGTACCGGATGGCCTCGCTGATCTCTTCCCGCTTCATTCGCCCGTAGTGGTCCACGAGCGTGATCGGCATCTGTCCGAGCTCGTGCATCGCACGCGCGCGCTCGTCTGCCGACACCTTCGCGAAGTCGCCGCCGACCTGCGCGCGGAGGAGCTTCTGGATCGTTCCGATGGGCGACTGCTCGAACGACGTGAGCAGGACGGGAACTCCGCGTCGCGCCTGCTCGAGGGCGAGCCAGGAGGTGAATGTCGTCTTCCCGGAGCCAGTGTCCCCCGTGACGATGATGAGGCCGGGACGGATGCCCGCGATGCACTTGTCCAACCGCTGCGAACCGGACGGGAGGCCTACGAGCGAGGCGGGCGTCTGGATCAACGCCTCGATGTCGTTCGCGTAGTGGTCCACGCTTCGGAGCTGGACGCCCACCATGTTCCGCGCGTTGTCGAGTGCGGCCATGACCTCGGACACCGGAACCTGGTCGGCGACGCACTCGCCTGCGTCTTTCCGCGGGAGGATCGCGCGCGAGCACCGGTAGCGACCGAGGCGGTCGGCGACGTTCTTCGCTCCGCGCTCCCCCGCGTCGTCTGCGTCGTAGCAGAGGACGATGTTTCGGTATGGCTCGAGCGCGTCGAGCCAGTCGTCCTGCCACGTCCCCGCGCCCGCGGTCCCGCTGACGACGTTGTCGCGCACCCCGAGCTGCCAGAGGCTAACGACGTCGAGCTCGCCCTCGGTGACGTAGATGGGGCGTGCCTTGTCCGCGCGGAGCGTCTCGACGCCGTAGAGGGTCGTCGGTCGGTCGGGGCACCGGAGGTAGGCCTTCTTGACCTTGCCCTCCTTGCACCGCTTACACCCCTTGCCGTCGCACCGGAGACAGTCGCCAGGCACCGTTCGGAACCGCACGTTCACCGCGTTCCCGCGCGCATCGCGTACCGGGACGGTGAGGTATCGGTCGAGAGCGCGGCCATCCGACGCACGCACGACGAGCGCGCCGAGGCCCCAGTGCCGCGCGGCCTCCTCGGTGATGCGACGGACCTCGAAGAGGTAGGACCGAACCGCGGCGGCGTCTGCGTTGTCTTCCCAGAGTGAAGTGGCACACGCCTCCGCGAGGCCCTCCCTCCATGCCATCGGGCCACCCTTGTCTGCGACGTCGTCACCTCTCGCAGGAGTAGGCGACGACGCGGGGGCCGGCGTCCCGACCCGCATCATCCGGGTCCGCGTGGTCGAGGCCGTTTCGGGTGCGGACGACGGAGATGACGTCGTGGAACCGCGCGACCTGCGGGTCGTCGAAGCATCGGCGACCGCGTGTCCGCTTCCGTCTCCCTGCCTGCCGAGGCCTTCGACGTCGATGCGGAACTGCGACGAGAGCAGACGAACCGCCTCGAGGAACTCGACCTGGTGCGCGCGCTGGACGAACCCGATGACGTCACCGTTCGCGCCGCACCCGTGGCAGTACCACCCCTTTCCCGACCGGACGTGGAAGGATGGCGTGCTCTCGGCGTGGAACGGGCAGAGGCCCACGAGGTCGTGCCCCTTTCGCGCGAGCTTGACGGTCTGCCCGATCACCGTGCCAAGGTCGGCGGCCTGCCGCAACTGGTCGAGGGCGTGCTGCGGAATGGAGGACGAAGGCGAGGAACGGGTGCGTCGTGTCGTCATGGATCAGAAGGCCTCGCGACGTTGTAAAGGTCGCGAGGCCTGTTCTGCTACCGGAACCTCGCGAGAGGGCCGAGCGTGTCGCGCTGTCCATCGACGCTGACCGACGGTGACGAACGGCTCGACCATTCGAGAGCGAGCTGCACGCGGGAGGCGAGCTTCGCGCGGACGAGGAGGTTGTCGAGTCCGAGGTAGGTGCGCCTCTGGTCGTTCTGTCCTCGCCAGTATCGCGGACCCGCCTCGTCCGCCTCGTAGGCGTACTCGACCAGGGCGAGCAGTCCTTCCGTCGTCGTCTCGGTCAATGCTCCCCGGATGATGCGTTGCGCGCTCTGGCCGAGGACGCACGCCTCGGGACGTGCCTGTCGTGCGCGCCACGCGTCCCAGACGGTGCGTACATCCGACGCTACGGGTGCTCCCACCGTGGGAGCGGCTGGCGCGTTCACGCGTGGAGCGATGGCCGCGAGGAGGTCGGGACGTTGGCCGTCGGTGATGATCCCTCGCTGGATGGCGAGCGGTGTCCACCTGGAGGCCCAGAGCTCGGGTCGCTCGAGCTCGTGAGCGGTGACGCGATCACCAGGAGGAGCGAGGAGCACGTCGGGCAACCACGCGCCGACCGGATGCGCGGACGACGACCACGGAGCGATGAGGCCGCGAGCGGCGAGTGACCGCAGGACGGTTCGGTCGTCGTGGCCTGCGGTCCACGTCGCCGGCCAGTCTGCCGGGGAGAGGCCTCGCGTGTCGGCTCGCGTCCAGAGCCAAGCGTAGGCCGCAAAGGCGATGCCCCCGCCGGTATCCGCCGCGAGAGCGGCGAGAACCGACGAGGGCACCGGGACGTTGCACGAGTGGTCGGGCATCGTCCGTCTCCGTCAGAACGGGAGGTCGTCGTCTTCTGCCCCGAAGTCGCCACCGCCCGTGGAGGCGTCACCGGACGCCGCGGGCGTCGCGATGCCGACCGGCACGAACTTGCTCTTGCGCGTCTTCCGAGCGGCGTCGCGGTAGCGGTCGTGACCGCGCTCGCCCTTCTGGATGATCGCGGCCCAGTCGTCACCCTCGGGGCCGGTGTACGGGTCGTAACGCTTCACGCGCACCTGGACCTTGCCGTTCTGCGGGTTCGTCTCCTCCTCGAGCGTGGCGATGACGTAGCCGTTCGTGAACACCTGGAGGACGTCCTCGTCGTTCTCGTCGTCGAACGGCTGCGTCCATCCGAGGGCGCGAGCCGCGGTGCCGAGACGCCAGCGCGCCGCGTCGGTCAGAACGAAGGTGTCCCAGACGTCGAGGCCCTTCTCGCCGTTGCCGCCGGCAGGAGCGGAGAGGTCCTTGACGCAGACCCAGTGGGCCTCGAGCGTGGGCGAGAGCTTCTGCGTCTCGCTGCGGTCGAGTCCGATGGACGCGAGGACCTTACGTCCGGGGGTACAGGTGCGGCTTCCGCCGCTCTCGTTCGGGTTGACGATAGCCATGTGGTCTGTCTCCGGTTGATGGTCAGACGCCGCGGGTGCGGCGACGGGTTGTCGTTGTGGCCGATGCGGTCGCGTCGGTCTGCGTCTCGACGTTCGCCGCGGGTGCGGTGGACGTCTGCTCCGTTGTAACGGCGACCGGTGCCTTCTCGGAACTGGCGTTCCCGTCGTTCTGCGTCACGGTTGCGTGAGCGGTCGTCGGCGTGGTCGTGGGTTCTGCGGTGATGCGCTCGATCCAGTTCGACACGTCGCACCCCTCGACGTCCGCGAGCGGGTCGCACGGCTTGACGAGGTACTTGCTCGCGCCCTGGAACAGGACCGCGTGCCGCGTCACCTCCTGCTCGGCCTGTCCCTCGACGATGACCTTCGCGCGCTTCTTGTAGACGTACCCGACCGCAGAGAAGAACTGGGCGATCTCGTTCGGGAGCTTCTGGCCCTCGAACGATGGCGCGACGTGCTCGACGCCGTCCTCGTCCTGCTTCTCCTGGGAGAGGGCGAGGAACACGACGTGGTACGGAAGGTCGCGAACGCTACGCGCGAAGCGGCGCATCCGCTCCGTCAGCATCCCCCAGTCCTGCTGGGTGAACTGGTAGCCGGCGTTCTGGAGCTGGCCCTTCTCGCGGAGGATCTGGTCGCGGAGGATGCGCTGAACCTCGGTGCCGGAGTCCACGACGACGGTGCGGTAGCCCGCGGCGGCAAACTCGCCCGCGTGTGCGGCGACCATGAACTGCGCGACGACCTCATAGGAGGTCGAGAGCCCGTACTTCGTCGGCGCGTAGGCCTCGATGACGCCCGCGTCCGGGTTCGCGCGTCGGAGCGTTGCGAGGCCGTTCGCCTCGGTGAGCAGGACAATGGGGTTCGGCGCGGTCGCGCCCAGGCGCGTCTTCCCCGCGCCGGACTTGCCGAACAGGAGGAACTTGGCATGGAAGTCGGCGGGCGCGAGCGCGCCGGCCTTCGTTACGGTCAGAGCCACGGGATCACCTCGGTGCTGGTCGTGTCGGTCGTGTTGATCGACGGTTCGGTGTTGATGGACGGGAACGCCGCCGCCTTCGCGGTCAGCCACCGCGCGCCGTCCGCACGCTGGTAGATAGAGCGGGCCTCCGCGCCATCGCTGGCGCACACCCCGCGGAACGAGCAGTACCCACCCGCGAGCCGGCAGACCGGCGTGCGCGGGAACGCGGTCGCGACCTCCATCGGCTCGTCCTGGGCCATCCAGGCCGCACGCCGCATCGCGGCGATGGAGCGCGCGATGGTGAAGAGCTCCACGCCGTACCGCGCGCGGTCGAAGTCTCCGACCTGTTGCGTCTCGCGAACGTAGAGGCGCGGGTCCACCTCGGCGGCGAGGGTCGCGACGTGCTCGGCGTACTGCGTCGGGTCGAGGCCGAGGCGCGCGACCGTGTCAGCATACCGCCAGGACGGGATCGTCCGCGTGCGCGCCTTCGACAGTCCACCCGCCTTCAACGTCTCCGGGTCGTACTGGAACGACGACGAGAGGACGTCGTAGAGGTAGCCACCGACCTTGCGGTTCGGCGCGTGCTCCTCGAGGAGCCAGAGGTATCCGGTCGTCTGCGGGTCCACCGTCAGACCGCGGAGCAGCTCGCCGGGAGACGCAGAGGTCTTGTGCTCGACGACCCAGTGCGAGCCGGTCGTCCGGTGCTCGAGGACCGCGTCGAGCTTGCCGATGGAGTAGTAGGGCCACCGCACCTTGCGGACGTGCGACGCGTCGTC